CCTTCCTTGGCGAGGCCGGGATTGGCGTCGAGCAACGCCTCCAAGGCGCCGTCCCGCTCAGATCCCATCTGCTCCTTGGCGAGGATGTCGAGCCGCACGGGCTCGATGATCAGGCGTTTCAAAAGCCTCCTCCCGCATGTTCGCCGATGAAGAGCAATTCGATGGTGAACTCCCAGCGCCAGCCGACGCCGCCGGGCGCAATGCGGCGTTCCTCGCGCGAAACAGTCTGGACCGCGACGAGCCCCTGATAGCCGCCGACCATCCCGCTCATCCGGATGTAGGGAACCGGCTCGCGCGCCTTGCAGTGGCGTTTCAACGACTGGAAATTGTCCAGACCGCCGAAAATATGCGGCCGACAGGCAAGATGCAGGGTCTCGATATGGTCGCCGCCCGACGTCGGCTGGTAATAGGGATCGCTGTCGAAGACGGGGTGACGCGCCCAGTTGGCTTCCATGATCTCGCCGAAACCGAGCGGCGTAATGCCGATCACGTCGACGATCGCAGAGCCGATGAGGGCGATGGGTTGCGACATGCTCAGCCTATGTCATGCAGGGCGTTGTCGCGCGCGCTGCGGATCCGGCGATCGAACGCCGCCAGCTGGCGGCGCATGGCGCCGGCGTCTTTGACGCCGTGGAAATGCGCGGTTCCGATCTGAATGGGGCCGCCGTGTCCGAGCCGCGACTGCTTTCCTGGCGTCGCTGGTGCGCTTCCGCCGCCTGTCGAACCGCCGCCGCCGCGAGGCGCGCCTGTCAACGTGGGATTGACGCGCGTTCCTGATGTCGGCGCGCCAAAGTTCTGTAGCGCGCGCATGGCGCTGGCCGCCTCCTGCGCCTTTTGCTTGAGCGCTTCCATCTGTGCGATAGCGCCGGCGCCGTCGACGTTCGGCCTCACTGTCACATTCAGCTTTTGCAGCGCGTCATAGAGATCGTTGACCTTGGCGACGCTCTCAACCGCCGCCTGATTGATTTGCTGCGCGTCGATATGAGGCGTCGCGCCCTCGATTTGTGAGATCATCGGCGCGGGCGCCCGGACTGGCCGATCGAGGCCGAGTCGCCTCTCATAGGCTGCAAGCGACTCGCCAGTGCCGGTTCTGGCGCGCTCCTGGGCTTCGAGCCTGCCGCGCAGATCAGGATCGTTGACCACGCGCCTGGCTTCCGCCGCCGACAACATTTCTTTGCCGGCCTTGGAAAGTATCCTGTCGGCTTCCGCAGCGCGCTCCCAGCGCTCCGCCGCCGCCTGCCACTTCTCGGAAGCGTCGCCGATGGGCTTCAGCGACCAACGCATCAGCCCGTCGCCGATTTCGGAAACCAACGCTTTTAAGCGATTAAGGCGGTTAGCGGTCGTGTCGAGATCAATCTTGAGATTCTGGTCGAGCGAGCCCTTCCATGAGCCGCTGGCGAGCATCTCAAGGTTCTTGCGGATTTCGGGCAGCGCCTGGCCGCTACGCGCCGCCTCGTCCCACCATTCCTGTCCGAAAATTTTCACCGCCGCCGACGCTTTTTCGGAGCTCTTTTCCAAACGTTCCAGCACGTCGAGGATCGTCTTCGTCGCGTCCGTCTTCATGCCCTGCTCGACCTGTTTCAGGGTCAAGCCGAGCATCTTGTAACCTTCCGCGGCCTGTTTCGCGCCGCGGCCGCCTGACGCCGCCGTGCGCATCTTCGACGAGAAGGCGTTCCAAAAGCGCGCGGCAACCTCCTCCTGCATGCCGATCGAATTTAGCGCCGTCGTCACCGCAAGCGACGTGTCGAGCGGAACGCTGGCCGCTTTCGCGGCGCCGGCCGCACGCTGGAACATCTCCACGATGTCCTTCTCTGCGGAGGCCGAGGAGTCGCCGAGCGCGTTCACTTTGTCCGCAAATTCTTCAAGCTGCGGAATGGTCCACTGCGTCTGCGCTTTGATTTTCGCGAGACGCTCCGACGCCTCTTTTGGCGCGACGTCCCAGCCCGTCGCCGCCTTGGCGGCGAGTCGCATGAAGGCGGTCAAATCCTTGTAAGCGATGCCCGCTTGGCCGGCCATGGCGGTCAGCGCCGCCGTATCGGTCCGCGCCATGCCCATTTCGCGCGATACCTTGTTGATCGCTCGCTCGACATCGAGCCAGCTCTCGCCTTGATCGAGCGTGACCTTCTTTTTCACATCGGCCATCGCCTTTTCGAAGTCGATCGCCTGTTTGGTTCCATAGGCCATCGCCGCGCCGACCGTTGCGACGGTTCCGCCGGCGGCCGCGCCAACAGCCACGGCCCCGCCCGCGCCGACGAGATAGCCGGCTCCAGGAGAGACGTGCGAGGCGGCTTCCGCGAAGCCTTCTTTCAGCGCGGCCTTTCGCTTGGCCATGGCGCCGCCAAGCGCGCCAGCCGCGAGAATGCTTCCTCCGCCCGAAGCGGCTGCGCCGAGCCGGACCTTTCGATCGGCCGCGCCCAGCGCATTCGTCGACTTCGTCAGCCGGTCGACGGAAGCGCGCGCGCGATCAATGCCGCTCGCGCCCGTTCCGATCGCGCGCAATCCGGTCGCGGTCTTGCCAGCGGACTTGGCGCTCTTGTCGAGCGCGCCACCGAGCTTCACGCTCGCATGCCACGCTTTGTTGAGTTCGCCGCCGAAGCGGCCTGTCGCGCGGCCGGAGAGTTGATTGACGCTCTTGCCGAAGGCGGCGAGGTCTTTGACTGCCGCCTTCAGTCTGCCTTCGCCGTCGGTCAGAAATTTCAGCCTTACGGCGACGTCGAGATCGGCCATGATTTTAGCTCCTGCGTCGCTCGCTCTGCGCCGCCGCAACCGCTCGCGCCGGTTCCCGCCTCACATCAATTTCGTCATCAGCTCGTTGAGCAGCCTGATCTGCGCGCCGGCGCCATCCTCATCCTCGATCTGCTGCCCCTCGAAGACGTTGCGGATCACTTCGTCGAGCGGCATGCGCAACACGCGGCTCCAGGGCTCGTTCATGAAGCGGCATGCCAGGAGGCCAATGCGCCGCAGATCGGACCAGTCTACGGAGAGGCGCGATCCTCCTCGGTCAGGGGCAAGAAAGGGAGGCAGGCCTTTGTGACGCGATCGGCGTCGGTAGCCTCCATGCCGCGGATCACGGGCGCCGACAGTGCCGTCATTGCCGCAAACAGGTCGATTGACGTGACCTCGCGGCCCGCTTTCTGCGCCTCTTCGTTGACGCGGAGCGCTTCCGCGAAGGTGAGCCGACGGATCGAGACTTTCCGCAGCCATTCTCCCTTCCAGCGGAAGGGATGGTTCAGCGGAACCTCCTCAATCATGCCCGCCGGATCTTCGAATTCAAGGATGGCGACTTCCGCCTGCGGCTGCGAGGAGTCGGCCGGAGCGCTCGCTTCCGTCACCTCGCCCTCCGCGCCATCGGGAGGGAGCGGCACTTGCGCGAAATCGGCTTTCACGGCGCTTTCAACGCCAGTTTTGGCATCGTTCACAGCGCTGTCCCTCCATTGATCGCGAGATTGGCCGCCATGTCGGCGAAGAGCGCGGCGCCGCCGATGACGGTCGCGCCCGGCCCCATGAATTGATCGAAGCGATGCACCACGACGGCGTCGACGATGTCCTCGTAGTAGACGATGCTGGAGAACTCATATTCGGTCATCGACGATTTGACGCCCTTGCGGACATCCGCCTTCACCGAGGTCAAGAGGCCTTTCATCGTGATGATGCGGCCCTTGTTGGCGCCGGTGCGGAACGAGCGCAGATTTTCGTAGTAAGTGGCGGTCACATAATCGCCAGGCTGTTTGCCGCAGAGCCCGCGAATGCGCGGATCGTCGCTCTTGAGTTTGATCGTCGCCTTCAGCGGCTGCATGTCCTCTGGCCAGGCGACACCCATCATGTGGCCGCCCGGCGTGAAGTCCTCGGTCTGAAACGTCAGCTCCGGCAGCGTCACTTCGTCGAGCACGCGCCAAACATTGAGCTGGGCGAAATACCAGTTGCAGCCGCGAACGATGTTGTCCATCTGTCAATCCTTTTCGCGCGGGGTCTAAAGAGTTCCCGACACGTTGTATTGCGCCATCGCCGCTTGAATTTCAGAGGCGAGAATGTCGAAGCTCTGCTCGCGCCGGCCGGTGTAGAGCTGCAGATCGACAAGCGCCGGGCTCTCTTCCCAATAGGCGTTGAAGACGAGGCCGCCGACGCGCAGCACCGCGTTGGAGTTCTGATCGCGATCCCAGACCACGTCGAAGCCGGGCAGGATCGCCGGCTCGGGGAGCGACGCCAGTTCGCCGAGGAAGTCCATCACCGACTGGCGCAGAACGACGACGAGATTGGTCCCGATATTCTGGCCGAGATAGCGCACGAGCGTGCGCGGAATAACCTCGCGGATCGCCTTGCGCGTGCGCACGACATTGATCAGCCGCCACAGCGGATCGTTGGACGTCGTGAAGAAGCCCCAGAACATCTTGCCCTGTGGCGAATTCACGCTGCGCGAGGTGCGGTTTTTTTCCAGCTGCACGATCGTGTTGACGCCGCGCTGCAGGAGCCAGTTATGCTCGCTGTCCGGGTCGGTGTAATTGCACTCGACGGCGCGCGAAGGCCCGAGAATGCCGAGCGGCCGATTGCCGGGATTGTAGTAAGGCCCGCCCATCTGCTTGTCGGTCTTCGCCATCAGCGCCGCAATATAGGGGGCGCTCGCGCGGGTGACCGGCAGGCCGGCTTCCGAGACGCGCGCGCCCTGGCCGCAGCAGATGACGTTGAGCGTGTCGGCCCAGTCCGCTGCCCATTCGGCCGCCACGGTCTTATCGGCCGAAGGCGTGTCGGCGATCGCCAGCGGCGTGATCAGGCGCTCGCAGATGGCGTCGAAGGCCGCGATGATCGGATTGGCGGCGTCGCCCGGCCGCAGATGCGCAAAGTCGGGCGCGATCAGGAGATCGGGCACGACCCCGGTCTCGCCCTGCGCCGCCATCATCGCCCAGGCGCCGCTTTTAGCGACGGAGTCGCCAACCATCTTCGTCATCTTCTGATCGGCGGTGTCGGCGACCAGAATGTCGGGTACGCATGCGACGATCGAAGCGACGATGCCGGAGTAGTTGCAGGCGTCGATAAGTTGCTTGAGCGTGCCGGTGCCGGCCGCCGTGACCATCTCCGTGTCGCTCGTCGTGAAATGGACAGGCGTGTCGACGGGGAATTTCGAGCGGTCAATGCCCGTTCCCGGCGTGAAGACGCCGCCAATCGTCGACATGTCGGCGATGAGAAAAGGAACTTTGTCGGCCCGGTCGAGGAACGTCCTCACGCCGACATTGGGGGTGGTCGCAGGCATTCAAAACCTCGCTTGCAAAACCTCGCTTGACGCCCGATCAAACGCGCCGCACCCTACGAGGGCTCGCCGTCGCTCTTG